CCAAATGTTAATGAAAATATTTTATTTATTTTATCAGTCTCTCCTAAATATCCAAAAATAAGCATTAATAAATTTAAAAACATTATTGTAAAAATATTAGTTTTGTTAGTGTTAAATGTTTTATACAAATCTAATCTTTCTTTTTTATTTTCATTCATATAAATTAAATACATAATCAATGTAAATAACATTGTTGGAGTGGTTATCACCCAATCGGCATATCTTTTTGATGTAATATTAGCAACATTGTGTAAATTAGTGAATAACCAAATGTAAAAAAAAAGTTCTATCATTTGAACAATAAACTCAACAACTAACAATTCTTTTAAAAAAGAAATATTGGGTTCAACAATTATAAATAAAGTTAAAAATTCAATAAATCCTGTAATGATTTGAATAGTAATAGATATATTTAATGTTTGAGTAAATAATTTATAACTGTTTAAATAATTAATTAAACTAGTAGTACTCATATAATATATTATTAGTTTTAAATAAGCACTTAAATAAAAATAAAATTGAAATTAAACAATCTAAATATTATTTGTTATATATAAGAAGAATGTTAAAGAATTCTGGAAATATGAAGAATATTAATAGTTCTAAAATCATTGGTATTCAATTTAGTATATTATCGCCAGAAGAAATTCGTAAGGGTTCTGTGGCGGAAATTACAAGTAAAGAAGCCTATATTAATAATAAACCAGTTATAAATGGTTTGTTTGATCCAAGAATGGGTGTTTTAGAGCCTGGTCTTGTTTGTCCTACTGATGGTTTAGACTACATGCAAACTCCTGGATATTTTGGACATATTGAATTAGCACGTCCAGTGTTTTATATTCAATATCTTAGCACTATTCAAAAAGTGCTACATTGCGTATGTTTTAAGTGTAGTAAATTATTAGTTTCTAAGGAGAAATATAAGCAAGCCCTTAAAATGCAAAATCAACACAGATGGAAATATGTGTTTGAATTGTGTAAAGGTATTAAGCGATGTGGTGAAGATACTGAAGATGGTTGCGGATGTCTTCAGCCTAAAAAAATTAAGAAAGAAGGAATGTCTTCATTGTTCGCTGAATGGGCAAATACTTCTGAAGAAGGCGAAAATGAGAATATTGTTATTCCCTTAACTCCTGAGTTAGTATTAAAAATTTTCAAGAGAATTTCTGATGAGGATGTTACTTTTATGGGTTTTAGTCCTATTTGGTCTCGTCCTGATTGGATGATTTGTCAAGTATTAGCGGTTCCCCCTCCAGCAGTAAGACCATCAGTTAAACATGATGCTCAACAGCGTTCTGAAGATGACTTGACACATATTTTAGTTAATATTGTGAAGTGTAATAAAACTTTATTAGAAAAAATTCAGAATAATGCCCCAGAAAATATCGTAAATGATTGGTCTGTTGTTCTTCAATATTATGTTGCTTCAATGGTTGATAATAAGTTACCTGGTGCTAGTCCAGCAGCTCAAAGATCTGGAAGACCATTTAAATCTATTAAAGATCGTTTAAATGGAAAAGGCGGTCGTATGAGAGGAAACTTGATGGCTAAACGTGTTGACTTTAGTGCCCGTTCAGTTATTACTGCTGACCCTAATATTTCTATTAGGGAATTAGGTATTCCTATGAAAATTGCTAAAAATATTACTAAACCTGTTGTAGTGAACAGAGTAAATAAAGCTTTTTTAACAAAATTAGTACAAAATGGTCCTGATGTTTGGCCTGGTGCTAAAATTCTTGAAAGAACAAATGGACAAAACATTACTCTTCGTTATTTGGATAGAAAAAGTATTGTTTTAGAAGATGGAGACATCGTTCATCGTCATATGATGGATGGTGATGCTATTCTATTTAACCGTCAACCAACATTACACAGAATGAGTATGATGTGTCACATCGCAAAAGTCATGAAACGAGGTGATACATTTCGCATGAATGTTGCTGATACAAAACCATACAATGCTGACTTTGATGGGGATGAAATGAATTTACATATGCCACAAGATCCTGAATCAGAGTCAGAATTGAAAAATTTAGCAGCTGTTCCTTACCAAATTATTAGTCCAGCTAACAACTCAGCTATTATTGGTATTTATCAAGATTCTATGCTTGGTTCTTATAGATTTACAAGAGAACAAATTGATTTTACTCAAAAAGATGCTATGAATTTATTAATGAAATTTAATCGCATTAATCCAATCCAATTGAATAAAAACAAAAATGAACGTATCACAAATTTTGAGATATTGTCTCAAATTATGCCACCATTATCATTAAAAGTTAAAAATAAGCAATATGATGGCGATAAAGAAAAATCTGATATTTCAAATAATATTATTGAAATTATTGATGGAAAATATATTCGCGGTCAAATGGATAAGGGAATTCTTGGCTCTGGAACAAAAGGTCTTATTCACAGAGTTTGTAATGATTTTGGTAATATGGCAGCTGCTCAATTTATTGATGATTTACAAAATATTATTACTGAGTATATGAAACAAAGCGCATTTAGTGTAGGAATCAGTGATCTTATTACTGATTCAAAGACTAATGATAAGATTGTTTCTATTATTACTGAGAAGAAAACTGATGTAAAAAACTTGATTGATCAGGTAAAAATCGGTGTATTTGAAAATAACTCAGGAAAATCTAATGAAGAAGAATTTGAGACCAAAGTTAATAATGTTCTTAGTAAGGCTCAAAATGAAGCAGGTAGAGAAGCATTAAAAAGTTTAACTAAGGATAATCGTTTTGTTGTTATGTTTAATGCTGGTTCTAAGGGTTCAGAGATTAACATACAACAAATGACTGCGTGTTTGGGACAACAAAACGTTGATGGAAAACGTATTCCATATGGGTTTGAACATAGAACACTTCCACATTATACCAAGTATGATGATTCCGCAATTGCTAGAGGATTTGTTGAAAGTTCGTATATTAATGGTTTATCTCCTCAAGAGTTATTCTTCCATGCTATGGGTGGTCGCATTGGTTTGATTGATACTGCCGTTAAGACATCAACTACTGGTTATATTCAAAGAAGATTAATTAAGGGTCTTGAAGATCTTATGGTTAATTATGACATGACTATTCGCACTAATAAAAATAAAATTGTACAATTCACTTATGGCGATGATTCTATTGATACAGTAAAAGTTGAAAATCAAGAGTTACCTATTATTGATATGAGTATTCAAGATATTTATGCTCACTTTGCTATTATTGACGATAAGACAAAATCTAAGGCTATTTCGGGAATGTTTACTAAAGCTACATATACTCGTCAAAAGAAACAAGAAGAAGCCTTAAGCAAAAAATGTAAATTTTATATTAATTATATCACTGAAAATCGCAATAAAATTATTAAAAATGTATTTAATAATAAATCAGAAAAGATAGTTAGAGTACCTGTTGCGTTTGCTTATATTATTCAAAATATAATTGGTCAACAAGGAATCAATAAAAATTCATTAGTTGATATAACTATGCTAGAAGCTTTCAATATGATTGAGCAAGCATTTACCCAATTAGAATTAATAGTATTTGCTTCACCAACAGAATTATTTAAAGTATTATATTTCTATTATCTATCTCCAAAGGATCTCTTACTAAATAAGAGATTTAATAAAAAGGCGTTAGAAATTTTGCTACAATCTATCATTCTTACATATAAAAGAGCAATTGTAGCTCCTGGAGAAATGGTTGGAATGATTGCAGCTCAAAGTATTGGTGAACCAACTACTCAGATGACTTTGAACACTTTCCACTTTGCTGGTGTGGCATCCAAATCAAATGTAACTCGAGGTGTTCCAAGAATTGAAGAAATTTTATCACTCTCTTCTTCAATCAAAAATCCGTCTCTTACCGTTTATTTAAAGGAAGATGAACAATATGATAAGGATAAGGCTAATACTATTCAATATATGTTGGAACATACAAAATTATCAGAAATTGTAACAAGTGTATCTATTTGCTTTGATCCTGATGACTTAAACACATTAATAGCTGAAGATAAATTAACAATGTCTCAGTATTGTGAGTTTGAAAGTCTAGTAGATGAATGTATGGGTCAAAATAAAGGTGAACAGGAAAATGAAAAATCAAAGTGGATTATTAGAATGGAAATGGATCCAGAAATTATGTTAGAAAAGAATATTACAATGGATGATGTGAATTTTACTCTAAATAATACTTATAAAGATGAAATTTCATGTGTATATTCAGATTATAATTCTGATAAGTTGGTCTTTAGAATTCGCATGAATAATATATTAAAGAACGCTTCTGGAAAAAGTAGCAAAAAAATTAAAATCAATCCATTGGACCAATCAGACCAAATATATATCTTGAAAAATTTCCAAGATCAACTTCTTAATGAAATTGTATTGAGAGGAGTTAAAAAAATTAATAAAGTTATTCTCAGAAAAATTAAAGATAATCTTGTAGAAAAAGGAGGAGCATTTATCAAACAAGATATTTGGGTTCTTGATACTATTGGAACCAATCTTCTTGATGTATTAGGATTAGATTATATTGATAATAGAAGAACAATTAGTAATGATATTGTAGAAATATTTGATGTATTAGGTATAGAAGCTGCTAGACAATGTATTTATAATGAATTGGCAGAAGTGTTAGAATTTGATGGTTCATACGTAAATGCGCATCACATGGCATTACTTTGTGATAGAATGTCATTTAGTAGTAAATTAATATCTATCTTCAGACACGGTATAAATAATGATGACATTGGACCAATTGCTAAGGCATCATTTGAGGAAACACCTGAAATGTTCTTGAAAGCCGCAAGACATGCGGAGTTAGATACATTAAGAGGAATATCAGCTAATGTTATGTGTGGTCAAGAAGGTTTATTTGGTACTGCTGCTTTCCAAGTTGTTCTAGATATTAATGAAATGATAAATCTTGATGAAAAATATAAATACGAATATCAAGACAAAGAACAAGCAATTACTGATGGTTTGTTTGAAGGTCTTGAGAACCCAACAGATATTTGTAGTAAACAAAATTTGGAGATACAAAATAATGTCAGTAATATTATTGTTGAAGAGGATAGAAATGATGATGATTATAATCCATTCATATAAACTATAAATATTTAATTATAATATATTACAGGAAAATTTATTAGACAAGAGTATGTTATTAATACAAAACATATTTCTTTTTAACAAATAAATGAACTTATTTTTTAACTAACAATAAATATAATAGTAAATAATGCTATTATATTTAATGATGTTAATAATAATTCACATGAATCAACATTTATTAATAACAACAATTGGGGATTACGAATTGGCTAATGTAAACAATAATATTTATAATGATGAGATTGAAACGGAAATAGAAAAACAAGCAGTTGTTAATATACTTCAACATTTTCTTAAATAACAACATAATCTGTCAGCTTTCTTCTAGTTCCTTTTTTACCAACTGGATTAACCTTTATTATTTGCTCTCTTCTTTTTTTTGTTCTACGTTTTTTAACTGGAATTATTTCAAATTGTTCTTCAGGAAAAAATGTTTCCTTAATTTTTAATTCCTTTTCCTCTGGGTTTTCTATAGCTTTCTCTAGGTTTTCTATAGCTTCCTCTGCTTCTTCTAGAATTATAGTAGGCATTAATTTTTTACCCTTTAATCTTCTTACTTTTGGCTTTGGTTCTATTTCCAATACTTCTTCACCCATTTTAACTACTTCTTCAGGGTTCTCCGAAACTTTCTCAAATTCAACAGCTTGTCTTATTCCTTTCTGTCTTGGTTTATATTTTGTTGTTATATCTTTTTTAAATAAAAAATCTAAATAATCTTCACTTGTAACATAATTTATAATAGCAGTCTCAATATTATTAAAACAAGTTGATTGTTTTAAAATACTAATATTAATATTAATATTTTCACCATTAACTATTAATTTATATTCAGGAAGTAATTTTGGCTGTCTTCTATACATTGCTGGTGTTAAAATAAATACATAATCTCTTACACCTTCTTCTGTATAACAAACAAACTCATTTGAATTAAAACGTGTTTCAGGAATTGGTTTACTTGATATAAATATAGAAGGAATCTTATAATTAACTAATAATAACCATATATCAAAATTTACAGCTACAAAACCATCATGTACTATCATTTGTTCAAAAGTTATAGTTTCATCTTGTAATTGATTAGCATCAAATTGAGCTTCCTCTCTTAAAACATCTATAATTATATTAATTCTTTTCTCATTTGTAAAGTTATCTGTTAGTTTACTATAAAGTTTAACTAAATCATCTTTTACTTGTTCTACTGTTAGTTCTTTATTGTGAATATGTTTAACGAGATCAATTATTAAATATAATGAACAATAGTTTGAACCAGTATACTCTATTTGTTTAAAACTACTTGGAAAACACTTTCTCCAATATCCCGATTTTATTTGGATTGGATCAGATTTTACACAATCTCTAACATGATAAGGATTTATAATCTCATCCAAGTCATAATTTTTATTATGTGCTACCGATATAATTGGTTCAGCTGTATCATATGTATTATATTTTGCGTAACGATTTATTTCTGATGGTATTAAGTTTTCAAAAAATTCTTGTGTTAGTAAATCCTGGAGTATAATTATTTCATCATCTCTTAAATTATATTTTACTTGACCAAATGACAAATATGCTTGTGGCTTAAAAATAAATGACTTAATTCTATTATATCTAATAAATTCATCTGCCATTCGGCCATAATAAAATTCTTCATTATCAGTTCCATTTACTAAGTTAGTTTTTGGTAATACTAATTGACATTTATCTTTTGTAATTCTACATATAAAATTATTTGTTTTTTCTTCACTAGAACATTTATCGGGTGTTTGTGAAATACATGTGTGTAAGTCTTTTTCATTAATCATCTTAAAATTATATGGAAGTTCTCCCTCAGAAGCAAAAATAATATTATCTTGAACTAAATCATGTAATAAGTCTATTATAGTATTCAATTGATTTTTATATAAACTATATTTTTTATTACATTCGTCTTTAATTGCCTTTCGCTTTTGACTATTTAAATAGTCATTAAATAAAATAC